ATCGAGAATTCCCTTACGACCATTGGTCTAAAGGATCCGGTATCGGAAATGAATTCTCAGTTGTGGGCTAGCGGATCGGATGACGACAAGAAGATTGCGCGTGATCGCAAGCGTAAGTTGTCGTACATCAGCAACATTTATGTTGTGAGCGACCCCAAGAACCCACAGAACGAGGGCAAGGTGTTCCTGTTCCGCTACGGCAAGAAGATTTTCGAGAAGATTCAGGAAGCCATGAATCCGCAGTTCCAAGACGAGAAGCCCATGAACCCGTTTGACTTTTGGAACGGTGCCACCTTCAAGTTGAAGATTCGTCAGGTTGAAGGCTACACCAACTACGACCGCAGCGAGTTTGCTGCACCGTCTGCACTGCTTGGTGGTGATGACGCTGCTCTTGAGAAGTTGTGGAAGACTCAGTATTCCCTGAAGGAATTCACTGATCCAAAGAACTTCAAGTCTTACGATGAACTCAAGGCTCGTCTTGAAATGGTGCTTGGCGGAAACATTCGCGCTTCGGCATCAGAATCGTTTGCCAAGGGCGGTGCAGAAAAGGCTGCGTTTGATGACGAGGATGATGTTCCTGCTGTGAAGAAGGCTGCTCCGCAGCCAACCAAGAAGCCAGTGAAGGAAGCCGTCAGCACGGATGATGACGACACCGAATCTGCTTTGTCTTACTTTGAGAAGTTGGCAAGCGAAGACTAAATACTGTGCCTTCGGTTTCGCAGCAAAGGGGCACCCTTCGGGGTGCCTCTTTTCTTTTACGGTACAAGTGAGAATGTCTGCATCTGCTTCTGCGTGGGTTCATTGTTACGAATACGCAGATCGTCATTAAAGTTGTTCACCACATTGCTGACATTGCTGTTCATGGACGAGTTGTTCACGGTTCCACCAACGCTCGCTGTCCCCGCAGATTGTGCATTGCTGAGTGCTGCTTGTTCCGCTGAATACTGATTCAACATTTTACCTGCTGTGGTGTTTGGCGAAGACGATGATATAACACCCACTGATGTGGATTGATCTGATCCCGTAGACGATGTTGCAGCCGATGACACCGAAGGAATCGTTGCAGCAGCAGTTGCGGACTGTGCTGCATTCACAGCGGCAAAAGATCCAATATTTGATCCTACTGCCTTTGGATCTATTTCTAGTATTCTTGCACGAATTGCGTCCGTGTCTTCGCCTCTTCCGTTTTTGGATTCAAACGAAGACAGTATGTCCAAACCCTCAGATCCGGTGATTCTTTTTTCCGAAATGAGTTTCGGAAGCATTCGAGGATCCTGAGACATGGCTGCTGTGTATTCGGGAGTGTTTCGTTGAGCCTCTATCCGCGCATCAGCAGCCTTGCCTTGTTCTGCTATTTTATTTTCTCGGGCAACATCACCGAATGTGTAGGTGTCTTTGTCAAACATCAGTTCTGCTAGATTTGTGCCAAAGATGGCATCAATACCTGAGTTGATAAGCCACGCCAAACCACCGCCAATGGCTGCTCCCACAGTAGCCACTAGAGCAGGAATGGCAACGGTTAGCAGTGTGCTGCCAATGGCTGCAATAGCCGTTCCAAGCCCTGCAATTGCTGCCATGAGTGCAGGACCGATTGCTGCAATCGCTCCTATGATCATTGGACCAAGAGCCAGAAGTCCGTTTGCAAGCAGCGTACCAAGACCTGAACCAAGCAGATTTGACAGTAGTGAAGACAGGAATCCGCCACCACCCTTTTCCCCTGTTACCATTTTGATTGCTTTTTCGGAAACCTTACCGCCGGTCTTGCCTTCTAGTTCTGCTTCGCGGGCTTTTAGTTCTGTGGCATCACTTTCTACAGGAGCAAATTTGCTTTCAATGATGCTGCGGATTTTGGTGACTTCTTTATAGATGGCACCAAGTGTTGACGGTATGCCTTTTCCTGCACCACCAACATCAAGCCCTGGAATATCTGATGCACGAGTCCCGCCCATCATTCCGGTTCCGCCACCTCTACGGGGCTGTCGTACATCACTAATGTCTAGGTCTGTTCCTCTTTGACCACCACGGGAGACTTGCTCTTGTATGCGACCAGACAACAGTTCAATGCTTTCTTGTGCTTCGCGTTTATCTCTCAAGAATCCGCTTAGTAGACCACCAACGACCGGCACTTTTGCAGCCAAGCGTTCAGGGAGTGTCTTCTTGAATGATTCTGCTTTATCTTTTATAAACGCAGCAAAAGATGTTCGCTTCTTTAGTTGTGCTTCAACAGGCGCAATGATGCCTTCCATCTGTTTAGCAATAGCGGAATTCTTGCCTTTTGCGTTTGCTGCTACCTTTCGTATGAACTGTAGTTGAGCGTATATCTTTTTAGCGTCATCAAAGGATGCTTTCATTGATGATTCGGAAAGCACAACCGCTTCCTTCATCAATTCATACGCAGCCGCTCCTGCTGGATCGTCTTGATTAAACTGCTCACGGTTTTCTGATATGAATGTTTCAACAACAGAACGCATACCCTGCTTTTGAGCAGTTCCAACCACATACTCTTCTAGTTCAGAAGTCTCAATCCCCATTGCTTTTCGTTCGTTGAGGATAGCCTGTAGAAAATTAATTCTCTCTGCTACGGCTGCATCTGATACCGCCACATCTTTAGCGGCAGCAACAGGAGGAGTCTTGAACTCAGGCTTTAAACCACCAAAGCGACCACCCACCCGCTCTTGGCGGGAAGCCATCATCTGCCTCATCTGTTTATCGCTGACGATTTTCTTTGCCATGATTCTGCCTCATTGTCATGGTAAAGGGGTCACAGTGGTTTTCTGTTGGTTGCTTTTTCTTGTTCTTTTTTAAGATGAGAAATAAGCATTTGTATGTATACCTCTCGCTCCCAAGGTAACATTCCTTCCAATTCAGCGAGAGAGTACCCGTGATGCTGCATGAGATTGAAGTTCATTTGGTAATATGCCCCCAAGTCATTATGACAGAGGGCTACCGAAAAAAATCAGATACACTTTTTAGTTGCACCTTTACTGTTTCCGAGCATTGGGGGCATTGATATTGGAATTCATAGGAAAGTTCAGGAACGCTCTGAATGAAATCCATGATTTTTGCAAACTGCTCAGGCATCATGTTGTCAACAAAATCGGTGAGTTCCTGTGGATTGATGTCTTTTACTTGGTAGACCTGTTCATCAATAATCACGGATTCGATGCACCGCTTGGCTAGGTCAAAAGCAATCTCTACTTCTGTTTTGTTGTAGTCAATGTCGTGAATGGATGGATATCGCATCACGATAGCAAGGGTATCTGTTATTTTTATATTGCTATCAACCACCGGTTTTGTTGTGGGCTTAATGGTGATTTCATCCAGTTTAATCTTGATCACGGTTTCTTTGGAGCAAGTGGTGCAAACCACTTGTGGCTTGACTTCTTCTCCCACTGATTTGGATCGAATTTGTAGAAATGCGTACTCTGCATCCGCAGCACACAATTTTCGTGTGTCCACCACATTGTTGGTGCAGGCAAGAATGATGTTCCGCATGGCATCATTTATTTGATTAATGCTTTTTGACTGTAGACCCATCAGGAGGATTTTCTCCTCCTTGACTACAAATGGTCTGAATTTTGTGGTGATGCCCGATACAGGCAGGCTCATGTTGTATTGTGGTAGTGAAGCATTAACGAGATTCAGTTGCATCATGGTATTCCTTTAATCAATATAATCAATTTCTATTTAGGCGTTTAACTTGGAGTATTTGTTGGCGACTTCCACTGCTGCGGATCGCCTCCTGCGTTTTTGCCCATGTTGAATATTTTACTCATGCCTGGACTCAGGAAGGAAGCAGCACCACCGTTTGGAGTTGGTTTGGAGGGAGGCATACCAATATATTCTGGCGTGTACTTACGGAACGATAAGGTTACATCCTGACGCAGATAGTCGTTATCCTTGTCGTATCCCATCTGCAAGTCGCCAATAGACTTGGGATACACTTCTTCCACAAAGAACCTGTGGGTGGGTATTTCGTCTTTGCTGAATACGGTTATCTCTAAATCGGTAATGTAATCGTCGTAGTAGCCAAACTTGAAGTTGTCGCGGCTGCACACAAAATTCATCCAGTCTTCAAAAAACTTGCGTTCACGCAAATCCGCAGACAGGATCATGGATATGTTTATCTCTCCGCTGTAGATGGGTTCATACGGCATATTACGAGCAGGACCGTAAAAGCGATACGGTGTGGTTGAAAATCCACGACCGGGAACAGTAACCGAATCACAACGAACTGTCAGGTTCTTTAGTTCCGCTGGATTGCCTGTTGGAAATACGCTTGGAATACCAAACATCAGTTCGTAGCGATTGCTGTACGCAACGCCAGACCGCCTGATTGATTCTATCATTTCGTTGATGTTTGACGGTACTAGTGCCATTTATCCTCCCCCACGGATTACTGCGTTTCGGCTGTCTCGGTATACGGTTACGGGCTTTGCCCCTACAAACTTATATGAATTTCCGTTCACCATGTCTTCCCACAACTGAAAAGGTACGAGTGCTGGTCTGCGTTTCATGCCTTTCCACAGATACCTTCGATAGCACGGCTTGTAGTACTTGAAGATTCTCCGTGCTTCCAACCGATCATAATCCACTCGCAGTCGCGTTCTCCACTCCTCATTTGCCTTGATGGTGGGCAATCCACGCATCACCGCATCAAACAAGGCTTTTCTGTATTGAGGAGCAATGAAATGTAGATTCACCCCCTCAAATCCGCCGCGATACACATCGGTGATCAGGACGAGAGGAAACGAATCATAATATGTATTACGAGAAATAAAAGATTCGCTAATAGGTTTGTATTTGAAAAACACCAAGCAGCCCGGCAAGAGGCGACTTGGTATGCTTAATTGGTTGTACTCGTTCAGCATTTGGACAAACTGAATGTAAGTCTGATCCGTTCCACCCAATGCCACAGTGGTTTCTTTGAGTAGTTCTTGAAGATCGGTTTTTTGTTTTTGTTCGTCTATCATGGCTTCTTCTTGAACAAGTCGTCTTCGGTTAATATTTTGAATTCCCATCCCTTGGCATCAGACACCCGTTTGGCAGCATCCCATTTGGCTTTATTGGTGACCCATGTCTTTACTTCAGTAATATACCCTCGGGTAATCTTTTTTCGCTTTTCGGGTTCGCGGCACTGCTTTTTGGGTTTGATCTCCACAAGCCAAGTCTTGATGCCTTCGGGTGTGCGTACCTCAACCAAGAAGTCCACAAAGTAGCGATGTGGTTTGTGATCAATTGGACTCATGTACGGGATAACCACTTCTTCGGATGCCCATCGGAGAACATTTGAACTACTGTCACAGTATTTCATAAACTTGCGCTCCCACATACTTCTATATGTGATCTTGGTGGGATCGCCTATGTATTTGGTGGGGTTCTGTGGTTGAAAAATACCTTTGTATGCCATACATAAATATGTAGCCGATCTTCAAAGGAATATCCATGTCACAAATTCCACAATCTCTAGTTAACCCTGCATTCACATCAAACGGCAAGCCGTTTGTGTCTAGCAATCGTTTTGGCTCTGGACGATTCACGGGAACTGCTTTTCCTGAACAGGCAGGGGATCCTGTGCTGCAAAGCCTGGAATCAACTCCTAAACTAAAGCGCGGATCACGAAACAGACCATCAGTTCTGCGGTATCCCGTGGATTTGGGCAACGCGCAGGTTCCCCATGTCATGCAGTTCAAGGCGTTTTGGAGATGGGAAGCCAAGGATCTCCGCGAGTCCCTGACCAATGCCAAAATGGAATCTGCCAAAAATATTGGCAATCTGAACACATTGGCAAGTCTTATTAGTGGTGGTGGGTTAGATCCGCAATCGCTGTACAGCACACCCCTGAACGATGAAAAAATTGCTGCATTGCAGGAAATGATGAATGATCCAAATATGCTCAAGGTGGTTGATCCCAACACCAATGAGAGCATGGCAACCATGTTGCAAAACAATCCTGACAAGGCACGGCAGGTTTTAGAGCAGACCATTACTTCAGAACAGTCTCGTATGTCTAGCATTGAAGCAGAACTCAATAATGGTGCTGGTCGTGTGGGAATGGACGAAACCGAGCGGCTTCAAGTGCAAGATCGAATCACCACAACAGTAGCGGAAGCAAGTGTGATTGACGCTGCGGCAACGGGTGCTGTTCTTGGTGGAGCAGCCGGTGGTGCAGCAGGCATGATATTTGGTGGTGTGGGTGCGGTGCCTGGCGCGGCAGGCGGCGCA